AGACTAGCAAGCAAAAGCCTGCCATTTCCGATTATTTTTTGTACAAGGCAAAGGAAGACTTGAAGAAACTTTATATCAGGCATAGCGGCAAGAATATAAAGGGATATGAGCCTTTTAAAAATATGGAAAGCAAGCTGAAAGACAGAATTGGAAATATAATTGAGAAGAATTATACGAAAGAAAGTAAAATCGATATAATCACGAACGATTTAATGGATTTTGTAACTGACGAGATTCAAATGTTATTTATTAAACTGAATGATACTTTTAGCTTGGCACTTAAATTAATGAGTAATGCTGAAGCTGTGGCATTTACTAATTTCCTGTTTGACTATTTTTTGCAGAATGATATAGCAATGTGGGAAGAGATACACGAACTATACAGGCAACAGGAAAACAGGAACTGGGTGTACTGGATGTTAAAAAAGAAAATATGTGTTATTACAGGAAAGCCAAATGCACAACTGGCACATATTTCAAAAAGTGCTGGAGCATTGGGAGGCTACAAATATGATAAAGGGATAGGAAACAGTTATTTACCTTTGTCAGTAGAGTGGCATATAGGAGTGGATCATGGAGTTGGTGGTGGTAGAAACAAATTAATGGAAAAATTGAAAGAACTGAATATAGAGCCTTTTGAAATAAAGACTGAGGAAGAAGTTAAGGAATTAAAGAAAATATATAAAAGACATTTTAAAGGATTTAAGGAGAAAAAATGAAAAAATTATTGTTAATAGGGCTTTCAGGAATAACTGTAAGTTGCAGTACATATTACGAGAAATTCCAGCAAGAGTGCAGGCAGTACAAAGTTATAAAAAAATTAAAATCTAAGACAAGTAAAAAGATATATCTGAAATTTGAAAATGGAAGCATACACGAAGTATCACCAATATTAAAATATGAGGATATAGAAGAAAATCAGAAATTAAAGAAATGTAATTTTTAGAAAGTAGATTTAAAAAAATTGGACAATGACAGTTGAATATTTTTGGTCTTGAGGTATAATATGTATTATTATGTTTTAGGAGGAATTATGGAAAATATTAGTATAGATATTTGCAAAAAAGAGATAAAGAAAAATATCGAAGATATTGAGAGGAGTTATGAAGTACCTTTTTCTATTATTGGTAAATTGCGAGAATATCAACAATCAGAAGACAAATATTCTTTAGAAATAGAAAATGAAAGTGCAAAAGAAAAAACTTTGATATATGGATTAAATGTTTTTTTGCAAAATATAAAAATTCCGATTTATGAATTTTTAGAAGATAGAAAAAACGTAAATCAAAATCTAATAGAAATTATTGAAAAATTAGAAGATTTTCTTTTTCGTATAGATTTTCAATTTAATAATTATCTGAATTCTAAAAAATTTGAGGCTATTTATGAAAAGAAAAAAAACGAAGTGGATAGTGAACAAATACTGGAATATACGAATTTGAAAGAGAAAATAAAAAAGATAACAACAGATTTGATATTAATTTCTACATTGTTTGGAGTAGAGAAAAATTTAAAAAAACGTTTTGAAAACGAAGATAAAAAGATGCTTGAAGTAATGGGGATATTTTTATCCATATTTTCAATAATAGGATTAGGGATAGTCGGAATATTAAATATTCAAGATAACTTACCGACAAATATTTTATTGATAATGGGGAGTATTTTAATCGTTATAACCTTGTTGTTCGCATTGATAAAATACAATTCCGAAAACAAACATAAATTTTTCATTATTACAACAATAGGATTAGTTTTGATAGGGATAGGGATAAGTTTATACAAACCTACTGATAAAAATTGGGAGGAAACGAAAATAAAAATAGAAAACCTTGAAAAAAGATTAGGTTATGAAAAAAGAATAAATGAGTTAGAAAATAAGACCAAATAAACTGGTCTTTTTATTTTAGAAAGGAAGTAGAATGAACGAAAAAGATATAGACAGAATAGCAGATAAAATATTAGAGAAAATAAGGAATGACAAAGAGATAAAGACTGAAAAACAACTGACACCGTTTCAGAAGACGGAGAAGTTACTATCAGAACTCTCACTACTGAAAGGAGCCATTGATTCTAAAAATATGCTCATAGAGGATTTGAAGAAAGAGGGAATATCAATTCAGAAAAGAGAAACTGGAGTTAATGTGCAGTCTAGCAAAGTATATCTATCAGAATTAGAAAAAGTAGAAAATAGGATTGAAAAATTACAGGAAGAAATTACAAGGATAGAAAACGTTGTTAATATGGTTGAAAGGGCATTAGGTACAATTAGGAATAATAAATATTACGATATAATAGAAATGAAGTATTTTGATGATTTAACATTTGAGCATATATCTGAAAAATTAGATATAAGCGTTATAACTGCAAAGAGATATAAAAATAAAATGATTAGACAGTTGCAACTAGTTATATTTTCAGATGATGTAATAAAAAATATATTAAATTGAAAAATGATACTTTTTTGATATTGTATATAATTTTTAATATGTTATAATATGTCAAGATGAAAGAGTATGAGTTGAGTACTTGTTATTGAATCTTTGATTTTATATAAGCATAAGGCAGTTTAAAGGCTGTCTTTTTTTGTTAGAGAAGGAGGTGGTAGCATTGAAATTAAATACTAGACAAAAGGCTTTTTGTGAATATTATGTAGCTTGTGGAAATGCTACTGAATCCGCAATAAAGGCTGGGTATAAAGAAAAGTATGCAGGTGTAAATGCTGATAAATTACTAAAAAATACTAATATTTCTAAATATATAAAAAGGATAATGGAAGAACATGCGAATAATAGAATAGCTAAAGCTGAAGAGATATTGGAGTTTTTAACTGCAACTCTAAGAGGAGAAGTGACTGAAGAAGTAGTAGTGGGAGGATTTGGAAAATCAGCAACAGAAAAAATAATTAAAAATGTAGATTTAAAAGACAGGTTAAAAGCAGCAGAACTACTTGGTAAACGATATAGACTGTTTACTGATAAAGTTGAAGTTGAAGGAGTTGTGCCTGTTATGATTGTAGGTGAGAGTGAACTTGAAGAGTAAAAAAATAAGACTTCCCGAGTTAGTTGGGAGAGGATATAAAGATTTTTGGAACTTCAAGGGAAGGTACAAGGTCGTAAAAGGATCAAGAGCAAGTAAGAAAAGTAAGACAACGGCATTGTGGATAGTCTACAATATGATGAAATACAGGAATGCAAATACTCTTGTTGTACGCAAGGTGTACAGGACTTTGAAAGACAGTTGCTATTCAGATTTAAAATGGGCAATACATAGATTACAGGTTAAAGACTATTGGGAGTTAAAAGAAAGTCCACTTGAAATAACATATAAACCAACAGGGCAAAAGATTTTATTTAGAGGTTTTGATGATCCATTAAAAATCACATCAATTTCAGTTTCTGTTGGACAATTATGTTTTTGTTGGGTAGAGGAAGCATATGAGTTGACAGATGAAGTAGCGTTTAATATGCTAGATGAAAGTATAAGAGGTATAGTTGAAGAACCATTATTTAAACAAATAATTATTAGCTTCAATCCTTGGAATGAGAGACACTGGCTTAAAGCTAGATTTTTTGATAGAAAAGATAAAAATATTTTAGCTCTTACAACTAATTACCTGTGTAATGAATGGCTTGACGAATCTGATAAAAAGCTATTTGAAGATATGAAAAGGAATAATCCTAGGCGTTATCAAGTTGCCGGCTTAGGCGAATGGGGAGTAACTGATGGACTTGTCTATGAAAATTGGAGAGAGTTGGAATTTGATTGGAGAGAAATTTTAAATAAAAGACAAAAAGCAAAAGCAGTATTTGGGTTAGATTTTGGATATACGAATGACCCTGCTGCTTTTTTTTGTGGAATAATGGACATGGAGCAGAAAGAAATTTATGTTTTTGATGAAATATATCAAAAAGGAATGCAAAATACAGCTATTTACAACAATATAGAAAAGCTTGGATTTAGAAAAGAAATAATAGTTGCAGATAGTGCAGAACCAAAGAGTATAGAACATTTAAGAAGTTTGGGTTTAACAAGGATAAAAGCATCTAAAAAAGGGAAAGATAGTATAAATGCTGGAATACAGTTTATTCAGGATTTTAAAATTTTTATTCATCCAAGGTGTGTAAATTTTTTAACAGAGATATCTAATTATGCTTGGGATAAAGATAAATTTGGAAAAGCAGTAAATAAACCGATAGATGACTTTAATCATTTAATGGATACCATGAGATATGCACTTGAGGATTATATGAGAAATAATCGGATGAAGACAATTAATAAAAATATATTGGGGGTGAGATGATGGAATTAAAAATATTGGAGAAAGCATTGTGGGATTTTTTAGTAAATGATTTAGCGAGACTACAAAAACTGGAAGATTATTATGTTGGTAGACATAAAATATTGGAAAAACCTAATAGGTTGAAGGAGAAACCAGATAGTAAACTTATCCATAATTTTCCAGGCTATATAACTACGATAGCAACAGCTTATTTTATTGGGAAAAATATCAATTATAAGTTGTTGGAAGATAATTTGGCTAATGAGTACGAGATGGTTGGAAAATATTTAGCAACGGAGGAAGAACAGCAGTGTAATTATGAGCATGCTGAAAACTGTTCGATTTTTGGGCGGTCGTATGAGTTATGGTATAAAAATATAGATAATACGATAAATTTTAAAACATTGGATCCTCGAGATGTTTTTGTTATTAGAGATAATACGATAGACAAAAATATTAAATATGCGATTCGGTGGAATAAAGAAAAAAACGAAAACAATGAGTATGATTATATTTTGGAGATTTATGATGATAAAACTGTAACTGTCAATACATTTACTTCTGTTATGGATTACAAAGGGATTATACTAACTCCACAGGGGCAAGGCGAAACTAGATTACACGGATTTAACAAAGTACCAATTATTGAATTTGCGAACAATAAAAGGAAACTTGGGGATTTTGAAAAAGTAATAACACTGATTGACGGATATAATGAAGCAGTGTCAACCTCATTAGATGATATGAAGGATTTTACAGACGCAATCCTAGTATTGACAAATATGCAAGGAACTGATGAAGAAGATATAGAGAGTTTGAAGAAAAACAAAGTGATGTTATTAGGAGAAAATGGAGAAGCTAACTGGCTAGTAAAAAATATAAACGACACATATTCTCAAAATAATAAAAATAGACTGAACCAGGATATTCATAAATTTTCTTTTATTCCTGATATGCAAGATGAAAATTTTGCTGGAAATAGTTCGGGCGTGGCATTAGGGTATAAATTGTTAGCACTTGAACAACTAACTGCACAAAAAGAAATGTACTTTAAAAAAGCATTAAATGAAAGGCTAGAGTTAATTTTTGATTATTTTGGATTATCATTGAAACCGTTAGATATTCAAAAAATATTCACGAGAAATACTCCTGAAAATTTGGTTGAACTTTCAACTGTAATAACAAATTTACAAAATGTTGTATCACAAGAAAGTTTAATATCATTACTGCCTTTTATTGAAGATACTGAAGCGGAATTGAAAAAGATTGAAAAAGAAAATCAAATTGAGCAACCATTGGAATATAAGGGATTAAGAAACGAACAGGAAGAAATAGATGAAAAACAAAAATAAAGAATATTGGGAAAAAAGACAACTTGCGCGAGAAGAGTTATCGTTTAATAAAGGTACAGAAGCATATAGAGAGTATGTAAAAATACTTAGCGAGAGCAAAAAAGAAATAGAGAATAAAATAGCAAAATTGTATGCTAAATATCAGCAAGAAGTAACAAAACTAGGTATTGACAAGATTCAAGCGAATAGACTGCTTCGTGGTACTGAGTTTAAAGAATGGCGATACGATATAGGAAAATATGTAGAGGAAATTGAAAAGTTGAAAAAAAGTAATCCTATTGAATTCAGAAAGTTATCAATTGAACTTGAAACACTGGCATATAAAAGCCGTATCAGCCGAATGGATAATTTAAAAGCTGGTATCGACTATGAACTTATACAGGCAGGGGAGAAAATAAAAGGTAAAGTGACAGATACATTGGCTGATGTTTACGAAGATACCTATACATCATTCGTTGAGGATTTGAATTTTAAAAAAGGTGTAATTAGTAGTAGTACAATAAAAATGGCACTGGAGCAAGAATGGAGTGGGGCTAATTATTCAAGTAGAATATGGAGTAACATTGATAATTTAGCGAAAGCGATAAAGAATG